GTTTTCCATGGGTATCTAATTCCTAGCCATTTGAGCCGTTGCTTCATATGGTTATTATAATCGCTTTCCTCCATCGTCAATACGCTATCATCTCCTATGACCCGGGGTATACAGTAGATTCCTTCCGTCAGATCGAGCAAAAGAGCTAGGTTGTCAGTGCTATTGCCGTCAGCAGTGGTTGGATCACCTGAGCATCGTGTAGCTATCACCTTATACTTGACAGAACCGGCCGTCTTTCCTTTGCTCTTACACAACGCTTTGCAGCATGTGTTGAGATCAGGGTGACCAGGGTAATGTGCTTTGTAATAGGAATGCTCGGCGGCGGTCCAATCAGAGTTGACTTTGGCGTCATAAGCCTCATGATCTAACAATATGGCAATTGGTTTCGAAAAATGTTTCCAATCAGCTCGTAATATGTCAGCAATCTGCTTAGTATTAAAGCCTTTTAGAAACGGTGTGCCATTTTTTAAGGTGTAATGCCTAGACTTCCATAGTTTTGCGTAAGGAATAAGAAAGCGCTGCATCACCAAATTAAATTTCTGGCTGCGAGCTTGAATCATTCTCGGGGGTTTCAAGATGTCGGCTTTAATATCATCATTAGGAAAACTCATTTTCTCGTTCTTGATGAATGCGGATATCTTTACGTCCCAGGGCTCAAGCAAACCACGCTCTTTCAATTCGTTAGCGGCATTAATATACTTCTTGCGCATACTAGGGGGCTTATGCTTGATAACTTGTTCGAGGGTCATTGGTGTTAATAGTGTGGGCGGGTAGTGTTCGCGTAATAATTTGAAAGCGTTTTCCACAGCCTCTGCCTGTAGTTGTGTGCGATCCAACTCTGCTGTGGTTAAATGACGCCGTAGGAGCGAGACTACTTCATTCGCTACACAAGGGTCATTAGCTTGCAGAGTGGCAGTGTATGGACAACTCATCTTCATCACATAGCGTCGTGTGGGATGTTGTTCACAATGGACATAGTTGTTATTGTCACGGTACAAAGTTAGTCTAGTTATTTGAGCTGCGACAGAATCTTTGCACTCGACAACGCCACGCTGACACGTGGCAGGGTAGCGTTGTATTACCGAGGGGCTAAAGGGCGGAGTTGTACATCCTCGCCCCAGCCAAAAAATCGGAACGCGAGATTCTTAAAGTATTCATACAAATGCTTTAGTGACCAATACTCGAATGAGCCGATAGATAACCTGTCTATGGCCTTCAAACCTAGCGTTTGGTTTGGGTGGACCATGTATCCGGTTATGTTATCAGCGTCAACGGATCGGATCATTAATACATCTTGTATGGCACTGGTCAATATAGATGTTGTGAGATGTTGGTATACGTTCATGTTCCGTGATAAACGTATTATTTCGTTGCGTATGACACGTAAGCTTGATGAGTCGAGCGGATCACATGTGGTATGTATCGCAGCTCTCTCAACCAAGCTTCTGTACCAATTGGGCTTGTTGAGTTGGTTTACACTAGGTAGCGTGCCAATGATACCGCCAGCGTTGTCGCTGCCGATATTATGCTTACTACCATCGCTTTTCTTGAGACATAGGCCAACGCGCTTAAAGCGGGCTGTAGCATGGGACGCGTTACTGGC